CCGCTACAGTGACTTTACCCGCGCCGCCTTGAATAATTGTGACGTTAAACCCTGCGCCGAGGTCTGCCGCGCAAGTGATCGTCGTTGCCGAGCCGCTTGTGCAGTAAATCACTTTGCCATTGTCCGTTGCCGACAGCGTCCGTGCGGTTGTGGCTTCTGTCACAATTACGCCGGTAAGCATCTGTTGTACGGTAACTTTTTTGGTTGTCGCACTTTGCACCGCCGGCAATTCTTCCGTAAGCGCCAGCGGAGTTGTGACCGCGGTAAGTTGCGAGATTTTCTTGTCGGCCATTTATCTACTCCAGTAGCAACAATCCGCCGTCCTCTTGGACGAGGTTGTCTCCGTTTTCAGTTTCAAGGTTACCCTGCGCTTGATCCGGGCCGTAGCCAGAAAAAAACGAGATAATGCTGCCCAGACCGAGCGCAATACCGTTACGAAGGGCGCCCCCGAAACCCATTTATCAGTTCCGGTTAATCGGCTTGCAATACACAGTGCCGCCTGTTGACACTTGGATTGCGCTTACGCGCCACGGTGCGCCCGACGTGTTGACAGTCAACACAAAAGGAATTGGCGTGTACGGTGGGATTGGTGTGCTGGCGGTCGTAGCGACAGCGCCGACGCCAACTTCGACGTAGCAAGCCTGATCCGACCAGACCATAACGCCTTGCGCGCCGGCAGGCCATGCGGTTGTGTTACCGGCAGTACCGGTGTAGGCTACGCTGTACGCAGGGTAGTCAGCTTTGCTTAGTGGGTTTAACAGTTCCATAGTGACCTCACGCCAAAAATTTGAGTTTATAAAGAGTTGAATAATACAACCCGAAAATCTCGTCGATAATGTTTTGGATTGGGGTGCAATCCTTATCGACGACTTTATACCGCATTTCCATCAGTTCGTCTACTTGACCTTCAAGAAACTCGACAATGTTGTTGGTTTTCTTAGCTGACATCAGCGAAATGGGGCCAATTAGGCCGTATTTTCCCTGATAGGCTTCGGCAAATTTGTCCGCCAAGTCGATGACTTCGTCGTAAAACTTCCGCAACGCCTTGTGCTTTGCGTAGCTGCGTGTGTTCAAGTGCGTCGAGTGAGCCACATCGCGCGCCAAAAACAGTGTTCCTACAAAATCAGCGCAACTCATTACATCATTCCTTCAGGCGATTGGCCGGGTTCTTCTGGCGGTGCCATTGCTTCTTCCATACCCATTTCTGGCATTTGCTGCATCTCAGGCATCTCTTCCATGCCCATTTCAGGCATCGGCGGCTGCTGGGGCTGCATCATTTCTTCGTCCATCTGAGGCTGCTCACGCATCTCAGGTGCGCCGCCAATCAGGTCGCCTGTGTCCATCGCGGCTGCGATTGTACCCATGACGATGTCTTGGATTTGCTCAGGCGACATACTGTTTTGCACAGCCGAAATGCGCTTCGTTTCGGCGTCGTAGGCGTCTACTTGTGCCTTGTACTCCTTGATGTCCACTTCGCGCTGCGCGACGCTGTCCTGAACGTTCTGGATGATGTCTGTCATCCGGTTCAGTTCTTGCGTCATGGCTTCCATCTGCTGCTGTGCGGCCATCATCTCAGGCGACTGATCGCCTTCCGACAATACCTTCGGATCAAGGATTTTCTTGAACCGCTCCGCCATTTCCTGCGCGCCGGGCCAATCCATATTCTTGATGAACAAATCGCCTGCAACCGACCAAAGCGCTGGGTTGGACTGCAAAATCTGGCTCATAGCGTCGAGGGCTTCTTGACGCTTCGTCATGTAGCCGGGGCCAGTTGTGACCATGACGTCGTAAGTACCAACGCCGGGGTTGTAGACCTTTTCGATCAACGCACCCATTTCGTCGCGGATTTCCTTGACAGGCTCTTTCTGCGTCGGGTTGAACTTGACCATGCTGACTTCACCGTCAACGCCGATGATGCGTGCAATACGCTGCGTGTCGTAAATCTTCGGAATCATATCGACAATCTGACGCGTGATGTGCCGGATAGCACGCGCAAGGTTGTCTACATAGTGATATGTACCGACATCGCCTTGCTTTTCGCGGGCTATGATGGCCTTAGCCGACCGTTCGTTGCCTTGTTGACCTAGCGAGGCGTCATACTGACCTGTGGTGGCCTTAATGTCCTCACCAGCGCCCATTTTAGCCTGTATCAGCCCTGTTTGCGGTAGCGGGGGTGCTGCACGCTGCGGAAGCGGCAATACGTTCCCAGCGCCGTCTGTAACGTCTGGGTTGACTTCCAAATATGGCCAGTTGGTTGTGTTGGCAGTCTTCCACTGCTGTTCGTAGCCTTCAAATTGGCCGCCATACGCAATAAATGGTGCTTTTGGCGCCAGCGCCAGCATTTCTGCTTCTTGGCTGGTCCAGTAGTTATACATACGCTGGGCGTCCTTGGCGTTACGCACAAGCCCGCTGATGTACAGCTTGCCTTCGACTTCCCATTCGTTACCAACAACGCGCACGACAGGAATAAACTTGCCCGGCCATTCGCGTTCGTCGAGGATGTCAAACCCGTTGGTTTTCATCCACATAATTTTTTCGCGGTCTACTTCGCGTGAGCGGATAGGCTTACCAAACATGGCCTTCAGTTCTGCGTCCTGCGGCGTACCGCTAAATGCAGTCTGATTGTCAGGATACAGGTGCAGCGTAGCCTTTTCATACGTCCTGTAAAAGTATTCTGCGATGCGTATGGTGTCTTCAGCCAGCCACTGCGCCATGCTTTCGTTGCCGACGCCTTGCGACATGATGGTCGAGATAGGCGCAGCGTCTGGGAACATACGCTCATAGTCAGACTTGAGGATGTCTTCGGTTACGAAGCAATACTCAGCGTCTGATCCGCATGGGTCTTGGATTGTGGGGTCCATGTAAACGCTGAACGAGTTACGCACACGCACGATGCGGATGTCTTGGTCGAAGCTGTCTTCGTTGCAATACTCAGTCAGCAGGCGGATATAGCCTTCGCCGTAAGTGACTTGGTTGTCGCAGGCGGTGTCATACGCAACGTCAGCGTCCGACATATACTCGATGTGGCGCATGACGCCGTTGAAAATCTCTGCAACTTGCACGTCCGCATTGTCATCGGCGGGGATGACCTTGCCGCTAGGTCGGTTTTGACGCTGTTCGTTAGTGACTTGGCGGACGTGCTGCGGCAATTTGTTGATCGTCAGGCATGGACGTGCGTTAATTGTCTGCCCTTGGACACTTCCGCGGGTCGCCAACACGTCAGCAGGCCATTGCCACTGGTTGTCAGGGCTACCAGCCATGAACCGAAGGTCGTCCAGTTCGTCTTCACGGCTGTCCGAGTACGCAGCCTGCGCCATTTGCAGGCGCGACCGCATGGTTGCCATCTTGTCATGGTCGTCGCCAGACGTTTTAGGCGGGTTAGAGCCTACGTTGGCGACTTTGCCTGCGGTGTTGATGCCTGTGGGGTCGGCCATGTGCTATTTCTTGCCCTTCTTGGCGGCTTCTCGTTTGACGCTGTACGCTATCGCAACAGCCTGCTTCACAGGCTTGCCAGCGTTTACTTCAGCCTTGATGTTCTTGCGGAACGCGGCTTTACCTGTCGATTTGACGAGCGGCATGGTTATTTCTTTTTGCCCGTTGGCGTGGGCTTCATCATCGTCGTTGTACGGATGACTTGTGGCGCTTTTGGCGCTGGTGTTTTAGCTGGCATTTTGACGGGTGCGCGGCCACCGGCTGCGCTTGTCGTGCCTTCGCGCGCCAAAATCTTCATGGCTGCTGCTTTGCGGGCTGGATCGCGGTTAGCCATAGCGGCCTTTTCAGCCTTAATAGTACCAGACTTGTACAATGTTTTGGTGTATTTGTTGGCTGGCATTTACTTACCCTTCTTAGCTGGTTTAGCTGTTTTGGCGCTCTCTTTGAACGCTTTGGCTGTTGGTGCGCCTTTAGCGCCGGGTTTACGCATCTTTTCGCCAGAACCAGCCGCAATGCGGGCCTTCTTGGCATGGATATTGGCATATAGTCCGGGCTTCACGAGCAATTCCACCTTTTCAAACTAGCCTTAGCGCGGGTACCATCCTTAGCTTTGGCTGCTACAGCGCCCATGCGGGCGCAAAATGACGCTTTGCGGCCTGCATCGGCCTTTGTCTTCGGGTTGGGCGCTGGCGCCTTCAGCTTAGAGCCTGTCGCAGCGTTGTATTTAGCACGGCCTTTGGCGGTCAGCCCCGCGCCCTTGGCGGCGGACAGCTTCTCTCCACGGCCAACTGACAGCGACACAGACTTTTTCTTGTCCGCCATGCTTACGAACCCATCCAGCTTGTAGAAATTCCTTGTGGAGAATAACTGCTCATGCGTCGCTTGTCAACGCGTGCTTCGCGGTGTGCGATAGGAAATGCAAAAGTCACTGCAATGGCGTCCGCAGCGTCTGGCGAGGCCAGTCCGCGCGACTTCATGTCCTTCTTGCTTTCGAGGAAGATGGTCCCCTTGCTGTCGGGCTTTATCTTAGGGCTTATCAGGTCAGTTTTCAGGAACCTGTCGTTGGGTATGTGCGCCGTTTTCAGCCAGTCACGCATGGCGCCCCACATTTCAGCACGCTTGTTTCCGTACATCATCTGCTTCATGGCCTTATTGCCGAAGTTCACGCCGCGTATCTTGTACCGCTGCTCTTTCAGCCGGTCTACGATGCCTGCGCCCAGCCCGCCTTCGTCGATGACGACCAGCGCAGGCTTATACTCTTCGATAGCGTCGATGACATGGCCTACCACTTCCATAGTGTCAGCGCCTTTCAGCCGCTTGATGGCGATGATGTCGCGGCCCTGCCGCACAGCGATGACGGTGGCGTCAGCGCCAAACCGCGCAGGGTCAACACCGATGGCGATGGGCGCCGTTTCGTCCTTATACTTGGGCCGTGCCATTGCGTCGTCCACCAGATTGACGCCGATGAACTGATCGTCACCTTCTGACGGGAACTTACCGAAGACTTCGACGTGCGCTTGGTAGCTGTCAGCCCCATATTCGTCGATGATGCGCTGATACAGGTTTTTGTCTGTACCCTCGACATCACGCGCGTCGATGTTGCGCGTCTGCCAGAACGCCCGCTTGCTGTGGAATGTCTCGTAGAAATAGCCAGTGTTCCGCCGCGGGTTGGAAAAGGCGACATGAAAGCGGTGCGGCGTATTCTCCGTGAAGAAACCGTCACTAACCGACCAGATGCTATCTGGAATACCGCTGGCTTCGTCGAAGATCAGCAGCACACCGTCGAAGTTGTGGACCCCTGCGTATGCGTCAGGGTTCTCTTCGGACCACAGCCGCCCTTCGACTGACCAGTAGCGCGTGCCTTTTTTGAGGTCGCGCTCGACCAGTTCGGTCAGCCACTTGGCTGGCATGATGCGTGTGGCGGCTATCTCGAACCAATGGCTGTTAAGCGACATCGCCAGCCACTTGGTAATTTCGGCCCATGTTACGCTTCTGAGCTGCGCTTCGGAGTTTGCCGACACGATGGTCGTGCTGCCGATGCGCGTAGACAGCATCCATATCGTCAGCCAGCTTACTAAGGCTGACTTGCCAATCCCGCGGCCTGACGCAATCGCCAGCCGCATGGTGTCATAGTCTAGCTTGCCGTTGTTCTGCTTGATGTGGTCGCGTAGCGTGCCCAACACTTCGCGTTGCCATTTACGCGGGCCTTGGAAATGCTCTAGCGGCGTACCCTTTTCGCCCCACGGGAATGTCAGTAATACAAAAGCTAGTGGGTCATCCTTGATTGCCGGCGACCATAGCCGCGACATCAATTCCATCTCTTCCGATGCGCTGTAAATCGGCTGCTGCATTTGGTGTGTTATCCTCTAGCTGGGGTATCTCAAGATACGTCCCTTCGATGACGCGCTGCTGTGCCTTTTCGAGCGCGCCTGTAATGCTGATCTGCTGGTCGATGTTCACGTCGATCTGTTGCTTGGCTACCCAGCCGTGCTGATGCTTGAGTATTTCCAGCGCAGCCTTGCTGTCGCCATCGCGCGCTGCGTCATACATCGTTTTAGCCGCTGTGTATTCGCCGTCAGCGCGACCTTTGATCTCAGCCATCTCCACCAGCGGGTCAGCGTCGGCCAGCACGCGGAATTGGCGCGGCGTCAATCCAGCAGCCATCGCCAAACTGTCACCCTTGAGGCCGTAGCGGGCAGCTTCATAGATTGCCTCTAGCCGCGCCTCTGTGGCTTGCGTCCGTTCTGGTGTGAATGGCAGTGAGTAGAAAGTCATTGGGCGTACCATAGTGTGTTGCAAACCAGATTGCAAAAAAAAATAAAATTGTTTGCGGACGGTGCCCGTGACAGTCACGCGGCCCAAGGCCCCACCCCTCCCCCCTCCAGCCAGCGGCGAAAAGCGATCGGCGATCAGCTCCAGATTTTCGGTTGGCCTTTTGGCTTTACGTTTACGTTAACGTCAAGAAAAACACATCGGCTGGCTGGCTATGCTGCGGTGCAACATTTATGCATGGGCGGGTTGTCAAGTTGCCATGACTGCGCGGGTCATGACTGCGCGACCATGACGCTTTACGTTAACGTCATGCGCGATTGATGGGGAAGTGTGACATTTATGCATCAAGTCAAATTGTCAAGTTGTCATCGGTTTTCAACTGGCCTGCCAGCGTAGCAAACCATATAGGTTATAAATATACATCTAATTTTCAAACATCACCTATATATCTATTTCATAACAATATGACGTCCCTTTGCCATTAATCCGCGCAATCAAGCCATTTTTCGGGACGTCATTTGCACCGCTTTTCATGACGTCCCTCACGACTGTTTTGACGTCCCTAAAATCCAAACATTTTACAGGATATCTGCCAGCCACCAAATCGAACGCCATTTGGACGTCATTTCACCCGATCGCATGACTATTGGAACAGATACGGAACAGAACCAGAACCTTTTAAGACTCGACCCTTTTCCATACTAACCTACCCTCAAACTCAAATCGCGCTATATGAGGCTTAAAATCGGTTTTAGAGGGTAGTGCAGAAATGCAACACAATTTGCTGCAAATCCAGAAATCGACATGAGAGGGTAAAATAGTGTCTTGTAACTACCCTCTTAAAATGTAGAATGAGGGCACAGCACGAACGAAAGGATTTTTTAAAATGCCACGCAACACCCACACGATTGTTTCCGACATGATGCGGATTGACAACATGATTAATTGCCCAGTTGCCAGCAAGGGCCAGCTTTCAAATCTGAAAGCTATCCAGCGCAAGCTAATGACCGAATATAAGCGCGCTGCGGCATTGCATCGCCTAATCAATCAGTGAAGGAGCAAACGACATGACCTACGAAATTATCGAAACTTTTGGCGTCGGCCCAAATCGCCGCAAGACTGTCGTCGCCACAGCCGACAGCTT